CGTAGACGAAAATGGAGAGTTCAGTGGAGTAAAAGGACAAATTCTTGAAACATATGAAAATGTTTCAAAGGCGACAGATGGTCTTAGATATGACGGCACTGGTAATTTCTACAAAGATGTCATCAATAACGAATCACGATATGTTTGGGCAGGTAAAGATTTATCCGGCATAGAAACCACAACCAAAGCAGATGCTGTATTTAGTGATATCATTGGTGATGGCAATGGTGCTGGGGCTCATGGCTCCGCATCGACAAAAATAACATTAAGTGGAGGGGTTGAAGGTTTCCCATCATTCGGTGACATTTATACAAAAGGTTGGGCAGAATTTGAAGATGCAGAAAGTGTAGATGTATCTCTACTTCTTACTGGTGATGCAAACTCAACAATTCAAAGATTATTAATCGACCTTTGTGATAGACGAAAAGATTGCATTGCACTCCTTTCACCGACATCTGGTTCAACTGGTGCCTCCGCTGCAAATCTTGTAAAGAATAAGACTGCATCACAGGCATTGGAAAACATTAGAACATTCAGAAACGAAACACTAAACAAGGCCAGTTCTTATGCAGTTCTTGACAGTGGTTTTAAATATCAATATGACCGATACAATGATGTCTATCGATATATCCCACTGAACGGTGACATCGGTGGACTAATCGCAAGGTCAGAAGTAGAACAAGATGCATGGTGGAGTCCTGCCGGATTCAGCCGTGGACAAATCAAGGGTGTAGTTAAACTTGCATTCAATCCTAAGAAGGCACACAGAGATGACCTTTATGTTGACCAAATCAACCCAGTGGTTGCATTTCCTGGTGAAGGCGTGGTTCTTTATGGTGACAAGACACTGCAAAGTAAACCAAGTGCATTCGATAGAATCAATGTTCGTAGATTGTTCATTGTTCTTGAAAAGGCAATTGCAACCGCAGCCAAATACTCACTCTTTGAATTCAATGATGAGTTCACAAGGTCACAATTTAGAAATATGGTAACTCCTTTCTTGCGAGATGTTCAAGCAAGACGGGGTATTTATGACTTCAAGGTTGTATGTGACGAAAGCAATAATCCTGGTAGTGTGATTGACAGAAACGAATTCGTTGCTGACCTTTATATCAAACCTGCAAGGGCAATTAACTTCATTACTCTAAACTTCATTGCAACTCCAACAGGTGTTGATTTCTCTGAAGTTGGTGGATAAAATAATAGAAATATGTGTCCATACCCTTCGGGGTATGTGATACATAATAATAAAGAAAACTTTAAGGAGTTAAAAAAGAATGAATATAGATAATTTCACATCACAACTAACTGGTGGCGGAGTAAGACCGCACCTTTTTGAAGTTGATGGTTCAATTGGAGGAGTAAGCCCAGAAGGAACAAAATTCTTAATCAAGGCGGCACAACTTCCTGCTTCTACTGTTGGTATTATTGAAGTACCATACAAAGGTAGAAAGATTAAAATCCCCGGAGATAGAACTTTTGCAGAATGGACTGTTACTATTATTTCTGACGGTAAGTTTGAACTTAGAAATGCCTTTGAAAAGTGGATGTCCAGAATCAATTCACACGAAGGCAATAGAAGCGTTCCTTTAGACCACTCACCCGGTAGTGCAGGTGGTATATATCAAGATTGGACTATTAGACAATTTGACCGTGCAGGCGAAACACTTCATGCATATAAGATGATAAACTGTTTCCCATCAGAACTATCTGCTATGGAAGTTTCATACGAAACCACCGACACCATTCACGAATTCACGGTGACATTACAATACTCATATTGGACTGCTACAGATGGTACTACCGATGGTGTTCCACCAGTTCGTAAAGGGTAATATATAGAGGTGTAGTATTGGTTGAAAAAATATTATTATGAAGGGAAAGTGTAATGCCAATTGATATATTCGGATTTAGACTAGGAAGAAAAGGAAAAGAACCTGCCTCAATGCAGGGCACATCTGAGAACAAGAATTTAAAATCTTTTGTTCCACCAGACACGGATGACGGCGCTGCTATTATCGAGGCAGGGGGTTTTTATGGTTCTTATGTTGATTTTAATGGAACTATTAAGAGTGACATAGATTTAATCAACAAATACAGGGACATGTCACTACATCCAGAAATTGAAATTGCAGTAGACGATATTGTAAACGATGCAATAGTATACGATGAACAGAAAAGTCCTGTTCAACTTATATTAGATGACCTTGATTATTCTGATGCAATTAAAGATAAAATGCAAACAGAGTTTGAAGAAATCCTAAAACTTCTTAAATTTAAAGATAGAGGGTATGATATTTTCAGGCGATGGTACATAGATTCTAGGGTTTATTATCATATAATGATTGATGACAATGCTTCCAAAAAAGGCATTCAGGAACTTCGTGCAATAGACCCCACCAAAATTAGAAAGGTTAAAAAGATAGAAAAGAAACCCGCAGGCACAGCAATATCACGATTCGATATTGTAGATAATGTAGAAGAATTTTATATTTACAGTGAACGGGATAAAGACCCCACCACAACAGAGGGTATTAAAGTAGCACCAGATTCAATTTGCTATGTTCATTCAGGAATGTATGATGCAACTCGCAGACGAGTATTTGGATTTTTACAAAAGGCAATTAAGCCACTTAACCAATTACGAATGATAGAAGATGCAGTGGTTATTTACCGAATATCAAGAGCCCCCGAACGAAGAATTTTCTATATTGATGTCGGCAACTTACCAAAACAAAAAGCAGAACAATATCTTCGTGATATTATGAATCGTTATAGAAATAAGATGGTATATGATGCCAGTACTGGAGAAATGCGTGACGATAAACGGCACATGTCAATGATGGAAGATTATTGGCTACCACGAAAAGATGGTGGACGAGGAACAGAGATTTCTACCCTTGACGGCGGACAAAACCTTGGAGAAATGGAAGATGTAGAATACTTTAAGAAGAAACTATATCTATCTTTAAATGTTCCAAGCAGTCGTCTTGAGTCAGACAATGGATTTAATATGGGCAGGGCGTCCGAAATTACAAGAGATGAATTAAAATTCTTTAAGTTTATTGAACGACTTAGAAACAAATTCTCAGAGTTATTTCAGCAATTACTAAGAGTCCAACTCGTATTGAAGGGCATTATCACAGAGGAAGATTGGCAGATAATTAGTGATAAAATAACATATAGATGGCTAAAAGATTCACATTTCACCGAATTAAAAGACGGTGAAGTAATGAAAGATAGATTAGATATGTTAAGTCAGATAGATGACTACATAGGTAAGTACTATTCTATTGAATGGGTACGGAAAAACATCTTGCAACAGAGTGAAGAAGATATTAAAATTATTGACAGTCAAATGCAAAGTGAAGATAAACAAGGCGCATATGGAGAAGGAGATGAGAATTACTAATGAGTAAAAATAAACCACTATTAAACAAGATGGTGTCATCGATATTAAATAAAGACGGTTCTGGATTCAGGGACGCATTTAATTCTGCCGCCACCAATAAGATTCAAAATGCAGTAAATGTTCGTACACAAGATATCGCAAAGGATATTATATCAAATACCGCACCAGTTGAAGATGTAAAACAAGAAAGTACAGAGATAGCAGAATCCCTTATGGATGCTTCTGTTAATGGCAACGAAACTAATTTTGTTTGTGAAAATGGTGATGTTGTTAAAATCACCCAGAAATCAGCAAATCGGCTTATAGAACTTCATGATTCGCTAAATAAAGATAATCAGAATACTTTGAGAAATTCTCTTTCCGCAAGCAGAAAGGGTTTTAATGATATGGTAGATTTTGCCGTAAAGAAAATTAAAGGATAATCCATATGAATGCTTCAAAAATTATAGATGCCGTAATTTCAGAGAACCTACTCGATGCCAAGAACTATTTAAATAGTTTACTGTATAGTAAGACTGAACGGGCATTAGAAGAAAAGACAGCAAATATTGTAGACGAAACATACAACAATAAAGGTTGTGTCGGTTGTAATGAGGAAGGAGAAGGCGATAAAGAAGCATATCAAAAATTCTTCAAATCCGCATTAAAGAAATTCGGTGTAACACAACCAGACCAACTCAAGGGCGATAAGAAAAAAGAATTTTACAACTATGTCGATAAGAATTGGAAATCTGATGACGAAGAAGATGGTGTAGAAGAAGCGACCGATGTAGATATCGCAAAAGAGAAAGAAAAGATTGCAGTATCACAGGAACGCATCAAAGATTTGAGTGACCGACAAAAGCGTGAAAAAGGAAGGGAGAGGGAGATTAAGTAAAATGTTTCTAATAACAGAACATCTAGAAGATGTACAATACATCAAAGAAGATACCAAAGATGGAGAAAAGTCAAACTACTTTATTGAAGGTATTTTCATGCAATCCGAAAAGAAGAACAGAAATGGTAGAGTATATCCCAAGAAAACCTTGATGGACGAAGTTAAAAGGTATAATGAAAGTTATGTCAAAAGCAACAGAGCAATGGGAGAACTTGGACATCCAGAAGGACCGAGTGTAAATCTTGAAAGGGTTTCTCATATTATCAAAGACCTAAAAGTTGAAGGTAACGATGTCATTGGTAAGGCAAAAATACTTGATACACCATACGGAAAGATTGTAAAAAATCTTATGGATGAAGGTGCGAAATTAGGAGTATCTTCAAGGGGTATGGGTTCATTAAAACAACGAAATGGTATCAATGAAGTTCAACGAGATTTTATGTTGGCGGCAGTTGATATTGTATCCGACCCATCCGCACCAGATGCCTTTGTAAACGGTATTATGGAAGGTAAAGAGTGGGTATGGGATAATGGAATTATCCGCGCAAGAGAAATTGAATCATATAAAGAATTAATTGAAGGCGCATCCAGAAAAGAATTAGAAGAAAAGAAACTATTGGCATTTAATAGATTTATGTCAAAGTTGTAATTAATATAAATAAAACTACTATTATAGACTCAAAAGGAAACAAGGAGTAATTTAAAATGGACTATAAAGACCCCATTGCAACAGCAAAAGAAATTCTTGAAGGCGAATACAAACGAAGCCTTGAAGAAGATGCAACATCAGACGAGATTCTAGAAGATTTGCTCGATGATGATGCTTTGCTCGAAGCAAAGAAATCCGAGGATGAAGACGAAGAAATCGAAGAAGATGACGATGAAGACGAAGACGAAGATGAAGTCAAAGAAGGTAAAGTGCCTCCTGCATTCTTGAAAAAGGGTAAAGGCAAAGATGATTCAGATGATTCAGATGACGAAGATGAAGATGAAGTCGATGAAGGTGAACTACCTCCTTGGTTAAAGAAGAACGGCAAGAACGGCAAGAACGGCAAGAACGGCAAAAACGGTAAGAACGGTAAGAACGGTAAGGACGATGACGATGACGAAGACCTTGACGAAGCCGAAACTATTCTTGATGTCGAAGATAATCAGGCCACTGACGGTAAAAAAGCAACCAAGACTGAAAAGGGTAAGAAGAAGCAAAAAGAGCCAAAAATGTCACCTTCTGATGCATCAAGTAAAGTTGATAAAATAAAGAAAGAACATATGGAAATTCTTTTTGATGGTGAAGACCTATCCGAAGAATTTCAAGAAAAAGCAACCACAATCTTTGAAGCGGCTATTTCGACCCGTGTAAACGAAATCGAAAAAGAACTACGAGAAGACCACGATACAGTCGTGTCCGAAAGTGTAGAAAGTATTCGTAAAGAACTAACCGAACGACTTGACGACTATCTTGGATATGTTGTTGAAGAATGGATGGAAACAAACGAACTTGCAATCGAAAGAGGCATTCGTGGTGATATTGCAGAGAATTTCATTCACGGTCTTAAAGGACTATTTGAAAGTTGTTATGTTGATGTTCCAAACGAAAAGTATGACCTTATCGATGGAATGGCAACAAAGATTGAACAACTTGAAGGTCAAGTAAACGAAGAAATGGAAAATAACATTTCCCTTCGTAAAGAAGTTCTCGAACATCGTTGCGAAGAAGTTTTCAACGAAACAACAGAAGGTCTTGTAGACACAGAAGTCGAAAAACTTCGTTCACTGGCAGAAGGTGTAGAGTTTGAATCTGAAAAACAATACAGAGATAAACTAAACATTCTCAAGGAAAGTTACTTCGATAAATCAAATCCAGAAGCATCAAACTATGATGAAACAGGAATGATTGACGAAGACACAAAGCATCAAAATGTTGAT